CTCTCTGAGTTAGCTGTCATACCGCTTGGAATTTGAACAGCAACATCTGTTGATGTTATAGTGACCGTGATAGCGGCATCAAAAGCAAACATTGAGGCGGTTATCATGGAGTTTAGCCCATTAAATACAAGGCCCACCTCATCCCCGATCTCAGTGAAATGACCACCAGCAACATCTCCCACCTTCAAAGTGGTGTTAATATCGAGTTTTTCAATGACCATGTGTCCAACAACATCAGTGGGTGCCGGTAAAATCAAAATCCTGCCAACAGTAGCACTCTCTCTTAATACTATTCCTATGCCCAGTTTAAAGCTTGGGGTAGTCGGGGCAACATCTGTAAAAGTTCCAGCAACTGAATCAGAAAGAAACAAAATCGTTCCCGCGCCAAACCCATCAGTGTCCAGGTCGTTTACTTCTCCAATTAACGTCACTCTGCCATTAAGGTTGTTTTCAATTTCATCTGTAGCCATGCCAATAACAACGGCTGTGGCAGGAGCGTCTGCCCGCGCAAGCGTGATTGTTGGCCTGGCTCCCTGGGCTCCGGAAATATAAACAAGGCTGCCGTTAGCAATAGTGGAGCCTGTCTTGTTGGTAGCGAAAACCTCTAATTCTTGACCGTACTGAGTTCTCCCACCACCTGGCTTGTCGCCTTGATGCGTCTTAGTCTCCTCATTCCAAGACATTTGCCCTTCAGAATGAACTGGGTCAGCAAGGCCAATGGTATATTGTAATGCCCTGAACTCAGGAGAAGCCCCTGTGTGGATATCTTGGGGCAAAGAAAGGGATATGGTTCCATTGCCATTGTCAGTAACGATCACTTGATTTGGAGATTGCTCTAAAATCCACTCGGTTAAATCTTCAACGCTGACCAACTTTTTAGATGAATCAGAAGATACAATCCTATTTTTGGTGAGGGTATCTACAGTTACATCGTTTACAATAACCTCACCAGTCTTAATCGGCTGACCATGGAAATCAGGAACTTGGCTAATCCCGGTTACATTATCAAGGCGGCGGTAAATTTCACGAAGGATTACATTCAATCCCTGCTCTGTGCCGTCCCACCTTCTTTGAGATTGCTTTTTATTAGGCAATGTCAGTCTCCAAGATCATCTGTTTAACCGTCCCTGTCCCTGTTACTTCTATCTGGCAAGACCTTCCAATGGACTCTTCAGGGAATTTAAGAACCCTGTTTCTTGTTGGATCGGCAAAGCTCAGGGCCTTAGTAGCAACCTGAACACCATCAAGATCAATGGTTAAAGTAACTGTTCCAGATCCACGAACCTCAACTGACTTGAATTCCCGGTCTGCCCCACCACCTCTTGGTAGATCGCCGGTTTTCCAGGTCCACGTGCGATTGCTGGCACTAGCAGCATGTTGCTGAATCCCCACAGAGTCCACATAGTAAAGACTTCCCTCGTCCGGTTTTGACCATGGGCCGTTAGCAATATCTGGTAGGGTGTAGAATTTCAAGGCCGATCTCTGCCGTGCATCCATAACCAGGATACCAGCATCATGAAAAAGGTATACAATTCCATCGTTTTCAGCAAGTTGAGAGTTAAGAGGCTCTACATTGTCAGTAAACCACTTCTCAGTAAAAAGCTCGTCTGAGAGAGTGACTGAATCAGACAGATTAAAGAGAGTGAGCCCCGAATCAGATAGATAAACTATTCCACCTGGAGTAAGGGTAGCCGCCGTGCTCGAAGACTGTTTATTACCCCTCTGCCTACTTTGCGTCAGTATCTCCGGGTCTGATCCATTCACTTGCCACGGCCCGTCTTTTTCTGTCAGAACAACCAGAGTTTCAGCATAAACCAAGGCGTTCCTGATATTTGACGGAAAGTTCATAAAGTAAAATGCTGGCCACGCATCGGGCAATCCAGGTTCAGACCAATATAGGGTAGGTCCGTTCCACCCAAACAGCATGCTATTATAAAGCTGTCTGGCCAGACCATCAAAAGTCACCGCTGGCTTGGCAAAAGTAATCACATTCCCCTGGAGGCTGGTAAATTGAGTCGGGAGGGCGGCTCCAAGATCGAGATCAGCAATATTATCATCAAATGTCCCAGTTCCAATAGCCACTTGAGCCACAAACTGAAATGTCCCTATTTCGGTAGAGGTCCGGTAAATATTCCAATGGGTGACATTCCCATCAGTAATTCCAGTGGGTTTGGTCACTAAAATCTTATTTGTATCCGCTGTAACCGCTATTGAAGCCGGACTTGGCCCAGATTCATCAATGCTACCGCCCACGTTACGCAGGGTAGTGACCTGATATAGATATGTACCGGTCAGCACCCCAACCCCATTAAGGGCCGTGACGGGAGCAGCAGGGGCATCCTGCCCCAAGTCTACTAGGGTAGCCCCGATTTGTTTTTGAGGAACGCCATCGGTAAGTTGGATAAGAAGCGGAATATTATTGATATTCCATTCAAGGAACCATTTGTCATGGTCCACGATCCAAGCAGAATTAAAAAACCAGATATGAAGAAGCTCCTCTGTGACAGGGTATAAGTCATGAGATCCAGCATCAGTGAGAACATTCTGCTTTATGGCGTTTATCTGTCCGTCAGAAACATCCGTTGCCTCAGCAGTGGTGGCTAAAGCCCTAGGGAGGTTATCTCCAAATCTTGGAGCTATCCCAATGAATCCATCACTGTCCCTGGCGGGAATATGTAATTTTCTTCTGGCCACTATCCAACCCTCGTTATTTTATATTTCGTAATCTGCTGAGACTCTTTTATGATTTTCCTTAAACAAAGACGGGCATCCCTGGCATAAGCTCTTGATAAAATGAAGTCCTGAGCATCGCCTTCTTCAAGAAGCCTTTTTGCTGCCCCGAAAGGAATACATCCATGAAACTGCCATGGAATGCTTATTTCAGGACAAATATCCGCCTGCTCAACTGCCATTATCTCTGGGTATGCAATATACGTCACCCTGATGTTATTATCAAGCGTGGGCAATGTCTCGCCAGTGGTATCCGGCGTAGGGCTTAATTCAATATCCCCGTAATTCAAAAGCTCATTATTAAACGTGACCGGCACACCCTCAGTAGTGCCGATCAGGTCACCCTGGAAGTCACGCCTCATCTGTGTGGTGGGCCTCAAAGATGGATAAGCAAATGGATTATTGGTGAAGTCGATATCGTCTGTATCATCCACGAAATCCACATTTTTGATATATCCAAGTTCTCTTTTATCTTGAGAATCAATCTCAGCCAGAATATCATATTCAGCGGTATCAGCCGTAATCTGGACAGGAACCTGGTCGATGGTGGTCTCTGTCTCTAGAGCAAGGTCAAGAATATAATCATTGATCGCTTCCAGATATCTTAACCTGGAAAATCTTTCATTGTTTGGATCATCACACAGCAGTGCGGTAAGGTTTATCAGGTCAGTGCCGTTTTTACTATAATCTGGGTCAATACATTCTAAGTTAGGATTTGGCACGGCTGGCTGTTCTCCCCCCCCCGTGATAGTAATATCGTCAAAGGTGTCTATAAATCCTGCAATTTCAATCTCACGATTGTCGTAATTTCCAGTAATTATAAGGTCATGGTCTACTGGCAATAACATCGCTGTGGCTGAACCATTTCCGGAAATAACCTCATCTATTAAACAGTTAGAGTGCCATCCGATCCTGCCGCCCACAACAACTCGCTCTATGGCGAAATCAGATACTCCTGTAGCCTCGTGACTAAACGCGCCAGCGGTATAATCGTATACCCTTAAAGTCCACACTAGTTCTGGCCATGTATAATTAAAATAAAAAGAATACCACCTTCCAGTGACAATGGCTGGGGCAATGGCGATAACATCAGGAGCAAAACCTGAAAATTGATTAGAAAGCATTAATTGAGGATAATGAGTTCCACGCGCTATGCCAAGAGAGAAGCCGCCGTTGCTCCCGGCATCAACAAAGTTATTTGACAGCATTTTTTCAACGAGGCCGAAAGATCCAACCCCTGGGGTGCCTGAGTCAATATAAGTTGGAAACGACTCATTAAAACTATTAATAAAAGCCTTAACAGTTACGGCGCCATTGGTCAGGTACCCATTATTAACACCATTCTCGGAAGGGAAATCAGACAACTCTGACGGTGCAGTCAATCCCGTGATAGTTGAATAACTTTCATTGCCAGGAGAGTTTGTGTATTGAGTTGAAAATGACCCCTGGATGGCATTTCCAGATAAAGATACTAATCCCCCTGGATCAACAACAGTCACAGTTCCATTTGCAGGTGCTGCCCCTTCATTGGATTGCGGTGACAAAGAATCCATAGACCAGTAATAGGTTAAGCTATCTTTATAATTTTGATTATGTAATGGCATGATCAATCCACCTGAAAAATAGAATCACGGCCTGATTCCCATGTAATTGTATATGGATCACCTATTGGCGTCTCATCTTCAGGAACCTCATAACTTGATAAAATAGCTTTTGTGGGGTGGTCATTATCATAAATTACCGCCCTTTTAACTGCCCCGTTTAGCATCGCCCCAAGATTATTCCATAAAGGGTTGTCAGATGTCGGAACTGCCCATATAGCTACCTGCTGGACACTCTTTCCTGTCAATGAAAGCCCGCCCTCTGTGTACCCATTTCCAACACTTTCTCCGGTTAAGTCACTATAAGATTCATCGTTTATAGGGTCAAATGTATGCGACACATTGAATAGAGCTATTTTGATATCATTATCAACAAACTGTGACTCACCCTCTGAAAGCGCCTTATAAGCCGAAAGGTGTGTATTATGCGTTCCAAGAGGTTCAACTTTACCGAATCTCGATAAAAGATTTTCAGTATCGGAGTCAAAAATAATCTTATAATTAAACCCTTCAGGAGTCGCATTTCTTGTACTGAGAAATTCAGCCATGATAACTTTATCGGGGTGAGTATCGTCATAGACCACGGCCAGCTCTATTTGATCGCCAGCTACCGGTCCAAGGGCCGCCCATTCAGCAGGATCAGCAAACCAAAACAGGTAAGTTCCAGAAGGCGGTCCCTCTGGATCGACCACTGTTGATATTGATTTCCCGGTAAGTGTAACACCACCTATTGTGTATCCAGAAGTAACAACCTGACCGGGGATTGAATCAGAGTAAGTAGTGGTAAGAAAGTCAAATTGAAGTCTATCAGTAAAAAGAGCACACTTGAACGTATCGGAAAGATAATCAATCTCTCCATTTGCGAAAGCTAAGGAAAAAGGGACGTACAAGTTTTGAGTCATCTTATCCCACCTGAGTCATTCTGCCAATGGTACTCCTGGCAAAATGCTTACGGTATTTACCCATTACTTCCATATTCCAGTATAATTCAAAGAAAGCGCCTTTTTTCCTCAGTGAGGCTTTTCTGCTTGCCTTGAGAAGAAGAGCCGCAGCTCCGTACTTAATATCCTTATGGATCCAGGGGGGAACGTCAGTATCAGGGAAATCACCGTTATTTGTCATCTTTACCGGCTTACGGACATATCTGGCCACCAAATTGCTCTCGGTGTTCACGGCTGATCCGGTGGTGTCCGGAATAGCCCAGACTCCAATTTCATCAAACCTGAGATTATCCCTAAACATCTCGGTAGGCTGTCCCTGGCCGTCCATTATCCTGCCGGTGAGAACAACTGTATCAGCTGCTCTCGGTAGTATCACATAGGTTTCAAGGCCTTCAGCATCATGCAAGACAAGCCTCAAGAGCCTCAAGAAGCCTTCGGGGAAGCTATACACGTTCTGTTCTTCGACCACCTGGATAGTGGTGCTGGACTTGAGCATCTCGTTCTTCACCGTCATTTCAAGGACAACATCATTTATCCGCTCTACGGCCTCTGCAAATGTGTATGTCCTGCCAGAAGACCCTGACGATACGAAATCGTTGCACAAACGAAGTGTATCGTCAGCGATCTGTAATAATGTTCTGGCATAGGGTGAAGTCATTTATTATCCTGTGGCGACTTTCTTGGCCTTGGGGTCAATGAGTTCAGTAAAGTCCATATTTAAGAACTGGTCAATTTCCCACTGCTCAAGTTCCGTCTTCCTGGAAATCATCAGTACCCTGGCTGCCTCATAAGCAACACCGTTGATTTTTCCAATTATCTCGTACGGAAATCGTTTTTCCGTGCCAGCAACAGTGAGAGTGAAATTCATCTCAACATCTTCTTCCGGTTCCTCATACACAGTGAAGGCGGCATTATCCAGATTGCATTTATGGCCTTCATGTATCGGGACTACGATATTGCGCTTGAATTCATAGTTATTGCCATTGTGAGGCACGGGAATCTTATCCGGATCACTCTTGTCAGTCTTTTTCTTGGCCTGGAATTTCACCAGCCAGAATTTATCCATCTTCCTAATCGGTTTTACGTTGTGTTTCCTGCCAGGCATTTGATTCTCCTTTTAAAAAAGAGCCTGATCCCGGCTGAATGAGACCAGGCTCAACTTGGCGGTTTAAGTTAAGTTACTCGCGAGTCTTCATGGCCACCCAGACCAACTGTTCTCCGTTTACATTGAGATCGGCATCAGCGCCAATGGTAAAGCCTTCGGGCATAATGAAGCTATCACCGTCTATTGGTTTGGTTGTGCTGGCCGCTTCAAATCCGTAATCCTGGAAAGCGGCATCGCCAGAAGTAAAACGCCTATGAGCGCCGTTGACATAAACCTCAGTTTTGTCTGTTCCGGCGGCATTTTCCCAGAAAGAGTTATCCTCATCCCAGAAAATCTCATCACCACCAGCATAGGCGGCAATACCTGTGGTGGTCAGAAGAGCGCGGTCTGCGTCTGTAGTACCGGTAATCTTAACACCTTGTGCAAAGGTCCCAACCTGAGCCATCTCTCTAACCCAATATAGTTCAGGGGCTAGAGAGCCAGCATCTTCAATGTTAAAAAGATGAACACTGTCAGGAATCCAACCAAGGATTACATTAATTGCGGCACCGGTCCCATCACAGGAACCTACCATTAATTCGTTACCCATTATTCAATCCCTCCTTATGACGGGTTCAGCGTAGCGGCCACTTCGATTCTCTGCATCCAGAGATCCTGAGTGATCACGCCTGCATGATAAAATTTGTAGCTTATACTTCCACGCTGTCCAAGTTCGTCACCGGGAACAGGTTTCGGGTTAAGCACGATGATTGTACCTGAATTGGCACCCTTAAGGGGTATTGTTGACCATGCACGTTTACCAAAACAAATGATCGGATAAACATCATTCACGGCACCGGTGGTTGAAATGAAACTCGTACCAGCTCCCGTGGCGTTTCCTGAATCTGCAAAGGAATCATAAATGGTTCCGGTTACAAAGCGGAAAGATTCAGCATTTCCAACCTCACCCATAACACCCATCATTGAACTGGCGTATTCATGGGTCTCGGTAAAGCCGGTGACGTTCTTAAGGTCATTGATAAGGTCAGGGTGAGTCACAGCCCAATAGGTAGCGGCAATCGGCTCAGTCCCTATCTTGGTAGTTCCTACGAGTATGTCGTTAAACTTTTTCGCGTTGTTATTTGCCAGGGTACGTTCTGCCTTCCGCAGTTCTCCCCGAGTGATTACCGTTTGAACATCTGCGCGAGTGGCCACGTTATTTGCATAAATAACAGCTGTTCCGGCCTTCACGATGTTGTAATTCAAGGTTTCCTGAGTCTCTGCCATGTTCTGAGACAGAATGTCGGAATACTCAGAAATAACCGGGTCGGGGTGAGTGTCTTTTACCTGGTCAGTAATACGGACAATGGTACCATGCTGCTCCACAGTCACCGGAATATCGGTAACGGTGATCTTTCTTGCCGGGGGAGTACGTCCCTCTGCTAACGGAACAGTGCTTACGGAAAGGGTATTGAACCGGCGCAAGATGATTGTCTTGGTCGAATTCGTGGGGAGAACCCTTACCTCAGCAGTTCTTTCCAGAAAGAGCATCTGTGTGATCCTTTCAAGCAGATCACGCCATGCTAATCCAGCTAGCCGAGCGGTAATATCTCCATAGGTGGTTACTTCACTCATAATGAGTCTCCTTTATTTCAGAAGCCCCGGCGAAAACTTTATTTTATCTCTTCATTAAAGGCCTTCTCAAAAGCATTAGGCCCGTTTTCATCCGGTTCTTCCGGTTTAATTGATTGTTTTTTGTTTCCAGTTTCAACCGTAGCCCTGGCGTCTTTCTCTATTGCCGCAGCTTTTTTCTTGGTTTCCTCATCGTGACCATCTGCCTTTTCTTTGGCTTGAGCGTCTTTAAACTTTGTAATGACCTCAATGGTCTGAGAAGGCTTTTCCAGTGTGATTGTATCTATACCGGTTTCTTTTTTGTAAAACTCAAAGAAATCAGGGTCATAGATATACTTTCCAGCATCCGGATGGCCAGGTACCCATTTACCTTCAACCATAACCCCGGAAGTGACACCATTTTGCCAGTTCATTTGACTGATCTGGTCAGTGGCGGCATCTGGTTTTACGCCCTTCATGGCTTCCTCGATTTTACCTATGGAATCAACCAGTTTTTTTACAACAGGGTTGTCTTCCATGTACTCACGGTCATCATCGGAAAGCTCAGTTTCTTTTTCATTGGCAGAGGTTTCAAGTTTTTCAAGTCGCTGCTTAAGTTCAGCGTTTTCTTGACGAGCCTGCGTGAAAGCGGTCTGGTTGTCTTTGACTGCCTTTTCCAGGCTGGTATTAGTCTCTTGAAGTTCCTTTTCTTTTGCCGATAATTCAGGCTCTTCTTTTTTCTCGCCTTCGGCATCAGCCTTCTTGGTTTCTATTTCGGACTTTTCTTTATCGTCCGTGGTTTCGTTAGATTTTTCCTCAGTAGTCTCTTCTTCGGTAGTTCCCTCTTCTTCGGGAGCCGTGTCAAAGGCTGAAGCAAACTCTAATGCCGCAGCGTCTTGTGCGCTGAGGTCTTGATGTTCCTGGTCAGTTCCAGGCATAATGTTTCTCCTTCTGGCTAATTCTGTGCGGTAGAGGCTTTTCAGCTAATTCCACCACACAGAGGCCGGTAGGGGTTGGTAAACTACTACTCTTCGTTGTCTTTTTTCTTGGATTTCTTGGATTTCTTTTCAAGCCCTTCAATCCGATATTCCAGAGCCTCGACTTCATCTTCAAGGCCTTCCACTCTCTCAGTTAGAGCAATTATAAGTTTCTTTTCTTTTGACATTATATTAATCCTCCTAAATCCGGAATTTCCTCAAGCACCAGCTTAAGGGTTCCTTTTGCTGAATTCACAGAATTGCCAGATATTGAAAGAAACATCTGGCCATAAAGCATCATGCCATCAGGATAAAGCAGGGTGGCAGAATCTTTCGGTACAACAAAAGAAGCCAAGGCCTCATCGAGGTTATCCAGGAAGTCACCGCCCATCTGAACAAAATTTTCATCCAGGATGGCCGCATCCCAATTATCTGTTGGCGCAGTCGCAGCATCTTCAAGAATTATCCAACCAGGCTCCTGAGCGCTTGGATCGCCACCGTAATAGATCGTGTCGAATCCAAGGGTGTCATTATCATCATAATCCCACTGGTTTGCAGTGAGGGAGCCAGCTGCGGCCTCTGTCCTGACCGTATTGGCAGTAATAACATCATCCGGCTTAGATAATCCCGGATCACCACCAGAGGCAGTAGTCAGGTAATATTCACCGGCTTGCGCTGGCGATACAGTCCAAATATAGTCATTAGGATTATTAGCAACTATTCTGCTTCCTGGTTCAACGATAATCCTGTGAAGTTTGTGGTGAAACTGTGCGCCTATTTCGGCGGTAACGAATGAGGCATCTGCTGAATCTGCCGTGAAGTTTAATTCGAGCAGGGTCAGACCGCCTATTCTGTCAAGCGCATTTACGGTAAGAGAACTTACTGTCATGGCTTACCCTCCTTAAGCGATTGTCCCGCCGTTATTAGATATAATGTTCCAGGCCGTGCCGTCCCATTGCATAGTACAGCCATCCCCAACAACTCCATCAAAAGTTATCTGTGTTCCACCGTTTAGACTAACTGGAGTGACCTTATAACTGTCTCCGCCTGCGGTTTCAACAGACGATACGAAGATTTTAATTTGACCAATATTCGTTCCATTAGCCAAAGTAATTGCATCCTCATCAGAGTCACCGTTTGTGGTCACAAAGGAAGTTACGACCACGATTGAGGCCGCAGTACCACCAGATTCAGCAGCCAAGACCTCATAGGAATAAGCAAGCTTTCCACCGCTTCCATCGGCACCTCCCATGATAACCGCACCATTGGCAAGAACTCTAAACATGTCATCGCCATTGGCAGCCGCTCCGGTAGAGTTGTCCTGCAAGAGAATAAAAGCATCCTGAGCATCACCATCCCCCTCTCGGACAAGACGAAGCAGAAAACTCTCATTGGTCTGTCCAGTACTGTCATCATAGATGGTTACAATTCCTGATCCAGCAGCATAATCAGCGGCGGCAGAATCCACGGTCACAAATTCATCGTTGGCATCCAAATCAACATCCAGCGTTTCATTTATATCCATTAACACGCTGACAGTGGCCGTAGCCAAGATTGCAGTATTGGCAGTGGTTACATTTCCGTCCTGGCCAACAACAAAGGCGTTAGCTTTACCATTTGCTGAAGCCACAAAAGGGTCAACGTTAGCATCAGCGGAGACAACTTCAAGCACAGTTCCATCGGTGGCAGCCCCTGTTTTCTGTTCAATCCGAACTATAGAAACATCACCAAAAGCCCCGATACCTTGAATGTTAAACATGTCTTCATTGACATCGGCATATGTATGAACATTAATTTCGTCATTAGCAAAAGCAATAGTGGTATCCGCAATGGGATCTCCAATCGCCGAGTAAAGCGTTCCTGAACCATTGGATACCCAGGAAAATGTCCCAGAACCATCCGTCTGAAGAACCTGAGCGTTTGAACCGTCAGCGGCGGGATAAGTGTATGTAATTCCCCTGTAAGCCACCTGCCCACTGGTAAACTTAACGAGCTTCTCAAAAACATTAATCCCTGAAAACACATTATCATCCCTAAATGATGTTGCGAAAGCCAGGGTCACAGCCAAAACCAGGACCAGGATAACACCCAGGCCAATTTTGAATAATTTACGCATGGTAAATCTCCTTATTTATTTCCATTCTGTTTTTTATGTAGCAATAATTCAGCCTGTTTTGGAAACGTCTTGATCGCTTCAGCCATTTCAATGCGTCCAAGTCGCCTATTCTGCTCACCAGCCTCATATACTGCTAATGTTCCGCCAAGTTCTTTTTCTTGTGCCATTGATATTACATCACATATTTTCTTCCATGCTCCAGGAGAAATACCGCTTACAATGGTCAGTGTTTCGTTATCAATTCGTTTATCATTCAGGTTTATGGAATATTTTATTCCATTATACCGCCCTGAGTGCCCGTTCATTTTCATCCCCCACACTTTCATCAGTAGTTGGTGCTGTTAATTGATCTTGTAATTTCGCTACGTTAGCGTTCACTTCTTTTTCCGGTAGCAAGAATCTGTCCAGGTTACTAATCTCAAATAGTTCTGTATATAACGCCGGGATATCAGTAAGCATTCTCAGCATCTCGTCTGACATTGCCAACTGAAGCCCAAGGAGTGCATCGTTTTTTCTGGTAACTCGATCAGTAAAAGATTTGAAGCCCAGGGCCTGTAAAGTGTAATCACCCTTAATACTCTGGTCGGTGCTGGATACCATGAGCCAGTGATATAGGTTTGTGACCAGTGGCTTGGTAATTCCTGCATCGTAATTGGCGATCACCTGCCCCAGAGCTTTATTTGCAGCTTGAACGGCCTGAGACACTGCAAAGGCTGTTTCCGGATTACCCTGAGAAAGCTCACCCTCCAATATTTTAGGCAGGCCACTCTCCATGTCAGCAAATTTCATAGCGGCGGCAACTCCATCAAGGAGACCACTGGAAGCATCTACCGGCTGGAAGAAGCTTACAAATTTTCTTACATCTACATTGTCAAGATTCACGCCTTCTATCGCCCATTCTTTACCCGGGTAAATTGATGTATCCTGACCAGGAGAAAGAAGCTCTTCTGCAAACACAGCCATAGGATTAGAAGCATAGGCCTTTGCGTCCAGCCAGGCTCTCCATGCACCGTTCACGATCATCTGGCTATCTCGTACATTCTCGGCTATGCCAACACCACCAGGCTCATGAGGTACTTTTTCCCATTGAGCAAGATGATACGGTCTGACCTGACCCGGCATACTGTTTATGCGCGGACCCCAAATAACCTGACCATCAATTCCACCATTATGACTGGCGGTTATACACTTAACCTCGATATACTGCTTTCCATCAAGTTTTTGGATATCCGGAAAAGCGCTCATGTCAAACTTGAAGCCCATGTCTTCGCCAGCGTTTTCTGCGTTATCGCCAGTCATAAGCTCTTTCGGAACAATCCCGTTGAATTCCTTTAAAACAAAAGGACGGTACCTGGCGGTAAGACTTTCCTGATACGGCCCTTCTGTACCATCTGTCGTAGATCCTGAATTCAGAGAAGAAACTCCATGGGGCTGTAACTGGTTTGGCGCAGTATCGAGAATCTTATTTATGGCCTTTTTGTTAAATTCCGGATTAAGCAGAAGCCTTCTCAATCTACCTTCAGAATAATGCTCTCGATGAATAATGCCAATTCCTTCCTGTGGATTATTAACTTCCATATCCCAGAACATATTCCAGATACTCGGATTTCTAAGAACAGGGATAAACGCTTTATTTATCACCGGTTCAAATCTACCGAACCTGTCAAGCTGTGCCTGATTATAAACTGTGGTGGGATCTGCATTGGGGATGCCCAACTGGAATGATATGCGTTCTATTTCTTTAAAATAAGGGGAGTTAATCCAGGTTTGACCGTAAAGTGCATTTTCAAGCCATGAGTCGCGGGATGTTTCAACAGCATTTCCCTCAATAAAAATATCCTCCATGCGCTTATTCATGTTTCTCATGCGCTCTTGAGCCACATCAGGGGAAAGCTGCTGACCGGGAGAACTTTCTGGAACTGGTGTTGGTAGTACACTGAAAGGAAGTCTATCATTTGCCAGATAAATATCAACAACATTAGAATACCCGGCAACTACCTTCTGCTTGGTAAGCCGGACAAATACCTTAGAACGCCATTCAAATCCCTCAAATTCTTTCCATTTAGAGAGGGTATCGCTGGCATAAGTTCCCCTGAAGCCGTCATAGCTCATTCTCCAGGAAGGTTCAAGAAGTTGAGCTCTTTGCTGAGAACTCTCGGTATAAAAATCGTCAATATAATTTACTATTGGTAGCAAATCAAGCCCCCATAAAAAAAGAGAATAAAAAG